AAGGATTTTAGAAAATGGCTGATACCACTACCACCAACTTAAGCCTGGTTAAACCAGAGATCGGTGCAAGCATTGACTCGTGGGGGACCAAAATTAACGGAGATTTAGACACCGTTGACGCGCTGTTTGACGCGGGTCCTGTGCTAAAGGTCACAAAGGGCGGCACAGGGGCGGCTAATGCGTCTGCGGCACGCACGGCGCTTGGTTTGCTAATCGGTACTGATGTTCAAGCCTACGATGCTGACACTGCAAAACTAGATGTAGCGCAGACGTTCACTGCCGCACAAACAATGACTGCCTTGAAAGAAACCAAGGTGGCAATGGGTGCTCACAACATCGACCTGTCTGCTGGCAACTACTTTACATACACGCTATCTGGCGCACAAACATTAACAATTAGCAACGTGGCCTCTAGTGGCTCTGTAAGTGCTTTTGTGCTTGAGGTGACCAACGGTGGCTCTGCGGCTTTGACGTTCTTCTCAGGCGTGACATGGGCGGCGGCAACACCTCCCACTTTGACAGCCGCAGGCGTTGACACACTGGCATTCTTTACAACAGACGGCGGGACTACTTGGCGTGGTTTTGTCCTCGGATTGGGGATGGCGTAATGGCAGTAAGAGACGTAGTACAAGCCGCCGCTGGTGTTGGCGGGGATAAGCTGTATGTTGAGGATGTGTTTAGTACATATCTTTATACGGGCAACGGCTCCACCCAGACGATCAACAACGGAATTGATCTAGATGGTGAAGGTGGGTTGGTTTGGATTAAAGAAAGGGGAGCAAGTTCAAATCACTATTTGCATGACACAGAAAGAGGATCGTCCTTTAACCTACGGTCAAACGCAACAAACGCTCAACAATCGACCACTTGGTTTACTGGTTTTAATTCTGATGGTTTTGATGTTGCTTCCTCCGTATTAAACGGGAATTTAGATAGTCTCGCCTCATGGACATCCCGCAAGGCTCCTAATTTCTTTGATGTAGTGACGTATACGGGGACGGGTTCCACGCTTACAGTTCCGCACTCCTTGGGTGTAATTCCGGGAGCAGTGATATATAAAAGTACTAGCGCAGCTGCATTACCTGAACCGGCAGATTGGGTTGTGTCGCATAGAAGTTTACCTGCGGATTACTACTTGGCTTTAAACAAAACCGATTCTCAATTTACCTACGGTTCTGGCATACCCATAAACACAGCGACTAATCTTGTTATTTCAGGCGGCGTTAATGAATACAATAAATCTGGTGCAACCTACGTAGCCTACCTATTCGCCCATGACGCAGGTGGCTTTGGTGACGATGGTGAGCAAAATGTGATTAGCTGTGGGAGTTATACGGGGAATGGCTCAAGCACTGGTCCTGTAGTAAATCTTGGCTGGGAACCGCAGTGGGTAATGGTTAAAAATGCCTCAAGCACAGGTGACTGGTCTATCTTTGATAACATGCGGGGTATGCCAGCAACGGCAAATGCTACGCAACGGTTAAAGCCAAATACGGCAGATGCTGAGTCAGCGATTGGTGGCTTTTATCCAACTGCAACAGGATTTGAAATTAAAGACACCACGCCCTCCATTAACGCATCTCCCGATACATTCATCTACATAGCCATCCGCCGTGGCCCTATGAAAACTCCTGAGAGTGGGACTGAGGTTTATGGTGTTTCATACCACCCTACAACCCAGCGTGTGGATACTGGTGTAAAAACAGACATGATGCTATTTAGGACTAATGACTACGCACCCGGTGATTCTTGGTTTACGTTTGATCGGCTGAGAGGTGGGTCGGTTCGTTTGTTAACAAATACCACTGATTCGGAATCAACTGGATATCTTCCGACATATTTAAATATGGACTTTGGTTACCCAACTGGTGTTAACAATATCGGAAGTGGATTTGCGTCTGGTTATTACGTTGGATGGGGCTTCCGCCGCGCCCCCGGTTTCTTTGATGTAACTGCCCATCAAAGCAATGGAAGTCCTTCTCAGCAGATAAATCATAACCTTGGTGTTGTTCCTGAAATAGTGCTAATAAAAAGTAGGAACAACGACCTTAATTGGTTTGTTTTTCACAAAAATCTTACAGCAGGCTATAACCTTATATTAAACAGCACTGGTGCGGTAATTCAAAGTAACACAGGTACGGCTGCTGCGTTTTATGACACTTATTGGACGCCGGGCAATAATGGCGTGTTATCTGGCGGGGCAAACACTACTACTTACATAGCCTACCTATTCGCCTCAGTATCCGGCGTATCCAAGGTAGGCTCTTACACAGGCACAGGAACAACACTGGCAATCGACTGTGGGTTCTCTGCTGGTGCAAGGTTTGTCCTAATCAAGCGCACCGACAGCACTGGTGATTGGTATGTCTGGGATACAGCAAGGGGAATTGTCAGTGGTAACGACCCATACTTGTTACTAAACAGCACAGCGGCTGAAGTGACTGGCACAGACTACATTGACCCATCATCTGCTGGTTTTGAAATTAGCTCAACAGCACCAGTGGCTATTAATGCTTCAGGTGGCAGCTACATCTTTTTAGCAATTGCATAAGGAAATTAAAATGAAATATCGAATCCAATCCGATGGCACAGTAGCCACACAAGGTGAGGTACGCAAGATGTTCCCTAATACATCGCTGCCTCGTGTATGGAATGAGGCGCTCTGTACTAGTCTAGGTATGGAGCCAATTCTAGAAGGCCCACAAGCAACTGGTGGCACTGTATATCAAATGTCAGTATACGGTGGCATTGAGCAGATTGATGGCAAGTGGTTCACTAAGTACAATCTGGGCCCTACATTCTTTGACACAGAGGATGAGGAAGGTACTGTCACCACTGCTGCTGAGAACGAGGCTACATACAAAGCAATTAAAGATGCAGAGCAAGCTAAGAGTGTTCGTGCAAGCCGCGATGGTAAGCTAGCAGAGTGTGACTGGACTGCTTGTTCAGATGTCACAATGTCTGAGGCAATGACAACCTACCGCCAAGCATTACGAGATATAACTGCACAAGACGACTTCCCTTGGACTATTGAGTGGCCTACACAGCCGGAGTAATAAATGGAGCGAACCACAGCCACCGCACATTCGCGCATCGATGATTTAGAGAAAGAAATCATCGCTATCAAAACGGAGGTGCGCATTCAATTTAAAGACCTGTTCAGTCGCGTCAAGCGACTAGAGACGATTTTAATAGCGGCTACCGGGACAATTATGATTTTGCTGCTGACAGTATTGTCTAAGATGGGTTAACGTGTTACTTGAGCTCGCTGCTGCAAACGCAGCGTTTGCAATTATTAAAGAAAGTGTGGCTAATGGTGGGGACATCATGGCAGCGGGGCAGCATCTTTTCAGCTTCTTTGATAACAAGTCTGCAATATCCAAAAAAGCAAGCGCCGGTGGTTCTGATTCTGAGGCGTTTTTTGCACTTGAACAGATCAAGCAGCACGAGATACAGCTTAAAGAGTTGATGATATATCAAGGGCGTGCTGGCCTTTGGGATGAGTGGTTGGCATTTCAAGTTGAGGCTCGAAAAACTCGTGAAGCAGTGGCTCGTGCAATAGTACTTAAGAAGCGCAGGCGCATACAAGCGATTAAAGATGTGCTGACTGGTGTTGCAGTGTTTCTGCTGGGGGTAACCGGCATTGGGGTGGCGCTGCTCATAACGTGGTTTGTTGTAACAAAGGTGATGAAATGATCCCAATACTGACCTCACTAATCTCATTGGGCAGCACATGGATGGAGGGTAAGCAAAAGCAAGCCGAGGCCCAGTCTGCTGCGGCCATCGTTGGCATCCAAGCCCAGGCCGACATACAGAAGGCCAAGGCAATTTCAGCGACCCGCATGGCGGAGTCTGGCCAGTCGCAGGACTTTGACTTAGACAAGATTGCTATGGAGCAAATGGCTCAATCCTGGAAGGACGAATTCTTGTTGATTGTGTTCCTGACGCCCATGATTATGGCGTTTATCCCGTCGCTGGCACCTTACTCCTTAAACGGCTTTGAGATTATTGACAAGATGCCAGAATGGTACAGGTACATCATTATTGGAATGGTTATCGTAATCTACGGCCTGCGTGGCATGGTTAAGCAGCTGGCGGCCAGTAAACTAAGTTCGCCAAAATAAAGGGAGTAAAAAATGGTCTGGTTGCCCGTTGCCTTTGTGTGCGTGTACGGCGGCAGCTGTGGGTTTCAAAGTGGCAAATTGTCGGTGTCTATTGAGCAGTGCTTGAACCAAAACGATGCCGTCACCCGCAAGTTTATGACTGACATAAACGTGGCCAATTTTCAATTGACTTGTATACAAATACAGCCCAACAAGGCGGGTATCGCATGAAACTCACAAAAAACTTTTCACTTGAAGAACTGACAAAATCACAGACAGCCATCAGGTTGGGTATCAATAACCAGCCAGACGACACGCAACTGTCTAACCTGGTGGCGTTGTGTGAGAGTGTGCTTCAACCGATTCGAGACCACTACGGGCTGCCGGTGCAAATTAGCAGCGGCTTTAGATGCCCGGAGCTAAACCAAAAAATAGGCGGGTCGGCCACATCGGACCACTGCCGAGGTTGTGCTGCGGACATCGAAGTGACAGGGGTGGACAACTTCATGCTGGCGGAGCACATCAAGCAGATGAATTTTCGCCAACTGATCCTAGAATTCTACGACGGCACCCCATTATCTGGCTGGGTGCATATAAGCTATGACATCGCGGACAATAAGAACCAGGTCCTGACCGCCACCAAACAGGACGGCAAGACGGTCTATTTGGCTGGCTTGGTAGCATAATTGGGGCATGGCATCAAACAGGCAACAGACGCTATCAGCGCCACCAGTACCAACGCTACCAGACCCGAAGTCTGTGTATGCGGAAAAGACCGTGCGCGTCAGCAACAGCCTAGTGCGCACGTTCATGCTGCGCCTGACTGGCGCCTTACAGTCACTGTTTGGCCCTAACGGTGGTCAATACATCGAGTGCCCAAACGGATTGTTTTTTAACACCGCTGACCAGACCTTTGCCGTTATTAACACCGCATACCCGGTGGTGTTTAGTGCCACCTATCTGTCAAACGCCGTGCATCTGCAATCAGGAAGTACGTCTAGGATCGAGGTGTCTGTGGGCGGAATCTACAACTTCCAGTACTCTGGGCAGGTCTTGAGCGATAGTGGCAGCGCCAAGGAGTTAGCTATTTGGATACGGCGTGACGGCACGGACATTGGGTACTCCACCCGCGTCTTTACAGACAGCGACAACAACCACCGCAATACAAAAAACTGGAACTTTGACATTGACCTGCAAGCTGGACAGTACATTGAGATCATGGCGGCGGTCACAGACACCAATCTATGGCTTGACGCGGCTACTGCGTCCGCACCACGCACCGGTGTACCGTCGTCTGTGCTAACCGTCAACTTTATATCTCCGCTGCCCGAAGTGCTGCCAACACCACCCTGAGAATTAACATGGCATTTATACAGCTACAAATACCGCCAGGCGTCTACCGAAACGGCACAGAGCTGCAAAGCTCTGGCCGCTGGTATGACGCCAACCTAGTGCGATTTTACGAGGGCACCATGCGTCCAATGGGCGGCTGGCGCAAGCGTTCAGAAAGCGCAGTCGCTGGCGCGGCCAGGTCTTTGCTCACGTGGAAGGATAACGACGCAGACCCATGGATCGGCATCGGTACCAATAGCGGCCTCTATGCCATGAGCGTGTCTGGGGTGCTTAAAGACATCACGCCGGCCGGTTTTACATCAGGGCTGGTTGACGCCACAATTGTGACGGGCTACGGGACCGGTGGGTACGGCGTCCAAGCGTATGGCGTTGAGCGTGAAAACTTAACGACAATCACACCAGCCGCCGTGTGGACTTTGGATACATGGGGCGAGTATTTGGTCGGCTGCTCAAACAGCGACGGCAAGCTGTACGAGTGGCAGCTTGGTTTTGGCGGGCCAACTGCTGCTGCTGCCATCGCAAACGCGCCGACCGGCTGCAACGCAATATTATCTACGGCGGAGCGCTTTATTTTTGCCTTGGGTGCTGGCGGAAACCCGCGCAAGGTGCAGTGGTGTGACCAAGAAAACAACACGGTGTGGACGCCAGCAGAGCTTAACCAAGCAGGCGACTTTGAATTGACCACGCCTGGCACGCTAATGGCCGGCAAGCGCGTGCGCGCTATTAACCTGCTGTGGACCGATGTTGACTGCCACGCGGCAACATACATTGGCCAGCCGTTTATCTTTAGTTTTGAAAAAATAGGCTCTGGCTGCGGCCTTATATCACCGCAAGCTGTGGCCATCGTGGCTGACGCCACGGCTTTTTGGATGAGCAAGACAGGCTTTTGGATGTACGACGGCTCTGTCAAGCCGCTGCCATCAGACGTTGGAGACTATGTGTACCGTGAGATGAACCGCAACCAGTCCAGCAAGGTCTACGCGGTCCACAACGGTGAGTTTGGGGAGGTTCTGTGGTTCTACCCAAGCGCAGAGTCAACAGAGGTTGACAGCTACGTCTTGTACAACTACCGCGAAGGCCACTGGAACGTGGGAACGCTTGCGCGCACGGCGGGCACTGGGCGTGGCGCGTTTGACCACCCACTTTTGGTATCAACCGATGGCTACATATACGAGCACGAGGTCGGCTTTAACTACGACAGCGAGTCCCTGTTCTGCGAAAGCGGTCCTGTCCAGATCGGCGCTGGCGACAACTTGATGGCCGTCAAGGAGCTGATACCGGACGAGTTAAACCAGGGTGATGTAACGGCCACGTTTAAGACGCGGCTATACCCCAACGGCGTTGAGTCGACCCATGGGCCGTATTCAATGTCTAACCCCACATCGGTACGGTTCACGGCGCGACAGGTCAAGATGCGCGTGCAGTCTAACGGCAACAATAACTGGCGCGTTGGAACCATGCGCATTGATGCCACCCAAGGTGGCCGAAGGTGACATAAAATTGACCATGTAGTCAACTAATTGAGAAATAATACATGGACGATTTGTTTGAGGACATTTACAAGTGCCGCGCTTACATAGAGGCGGCCTTAGAATACTCACAGGGCACACACACGTTTGGCGACATAGCATCTGGCTTGCTAAATGGCAGGTACCAACTGTGGCGCAGCAACAATGCGGCGGTGGTGACCGAAATCATTGTCTACCCGCGAATGAAAGATTTGCATTA